TTAGTTTGGTTCAAGTGGTTTGCTGTAATAGAAGATATAACTTCTACATTATTAACTGTGGCAGAACTTGTGATAATTTCATTTGAGTCGCAATTGACTTGGTACATGGCACCAAATGAAATTCTAGGATCAGCTGGAACAATGATAATACTTGCTACCAGGGGAGTTAACTTCTGATGTAGGTATGCACTCAACTCTGAAAAATAAAATGTTTCTCCAAAGTCCCAATTGTTAATATCAAAATAAGTATTGATAGTTGCAATCACTGCACTTTTAATTTCGCTTTCGCTAGTAACCAAGTTTGGGTTGGCCACTACTTTAAATCGTGCTCTTAGACTTGTGTCTGCTTTGTCTCCAAACAATGGTTTAAATTTGGCCGGATTAAAAACTATAGTGTCACTCAATGCTTTGTAGTTGCTCAGCGTCCCGTATGCGTTTGATAATTCTTCGTTGGTTGGAGGTGTTGGTTCTGCAACAGCGCCGCTGGTGTCTTGTAACCAGGATTGGTAACTACTAGAATAATCTTTAGTTAAAACAAACAAGTCCATGAGATTATTTGGGCTTGGATCAATTCTACGATTGTTTGGACTCACGTGTTGATATTGGAAACTTAGGCTTTGTCTTCCGGTGTAGGCCACATAATTTGTCAATTCAGAGCTTATCACTGTGGGATTGGTACTGGTCAAACTGTAAAACTTATTTTCACCACTGGCATAGAAAACTTGGCCAGGAACATATCCTGCACCAGCCAACTTAATGTCACCCAGGGTTGCATAATCTAATACCACATTCACCGTATCCACAGGATTTAAATTGATAAATGCATTGTTGTTGGAGTCAACAATTTGTTTAAAGAATACCAATTTTCTAACAGGGTTCACTGTTGAGTTGACCACTGTGTCAAACAAATCTGGATCGTCCGGAACACCGTCATTGTTAGAATCTTGGAATGTTACCAATACTCTGGTAGGATCTTTATAACCATCTGATGAAACAATATTACTGTAGATTTGCCATGTGATATCTTGACCAATGGGGCTCAGGCTATCTGCCTGTTGATTGACTTTTAATATGGTAATTTGATCATGCAAGGTTCTTGCCAACTTGCTGTCGTATACTTTTAATGCTGTGTCGTAGTAGAAGGTTGTTTCTGCAACACTTTCAAACACATAATTTAGGCCACGAGTTGTGACTGTAAATTGATTGTTGTTGAACACCACAGAAATTAACCAACTGGCGTCTAGGCCAGTGCCGGAAGTATCTCCTGCGTTAGTTAAACTAAATGTTCCGTAGTTCACATTGGAAGAAACAATTTTGCGCCAGGTTTGTGTTGTTAAATCGTAACGCAATGCAAAACTTTGATATGATCTAATAGCGGTTGCCAATCTTGTGGCTGTCACTTCATTGTCATACAATCCAGATTTGGTATCTAATGCAAAATCTGTTGACTGCATGGGCACCACCGCAGACAAAATTGCACCAGCAGGAATATGCTGGTTGATGGATAATTGTTTATTGGTTTCTAATCCTGTGCCACGCAATACACAGGCATAGATATAGTTCTTCTCACCTTGGTATTGTGCCACTCCAGTTTTTAGTGTATTTTGTGCAGAAAAGAATTGACCAGTGGGTGCTGTAAATTTGATCAACGCACCTTCATTGACATAGTTTCTATTTCCTGTGGTTATGCTGGCGCCTTTGCCAAAACTCAACACAGATCCTGATGCATTGATCAATTGTCCTGTTCCAGCATTGGTTATATTTGTTAGGCTGCTCCAGTACACTGGATTTGTTCCTGTGTTGTCAGTTACTGCATATCGAGGTGTGGTATTGTATCTAAAATGTGTAAGTTTTTGTAGGCTCAACAGTGGTCTAATGCTGTCGTACACAATTTCATTAACATCGCCAACTGTTTCAAATGTGAAATTAAACGAGTCAATTGAATTTGTATCTCTGTAAAGATAGCCATCATTGCAGAAAATATTAGTACTTGAATACTTGCCTGTGACATCCAACACATCCAAGAATCTACTAACACCACTGCTGGTGCGGTTGACTGATTTGACTTTGACCACAGTATCAAACAAACTAAACGGTAAGATATTATAATCTTCACCGGTAATCATGCGATTCTGTGTGTAGTATTGTTGTGGTGCATTTGTTTTTATAGTTGCCAGCGATTCAGCCGACGAGCTGTTGCCAATGGTATAATGCAGGCTGGCGGTCACTGTCAATGTTTCTACTCTGCCGGTTCTGCTGACATAGGCAATGGGAATATTAACACGATTCAATTCGTTTGGGGTAATCTTATAATTTAAACCGTTGCTCTGCCTGTAATAAAAAGTAAAGTTTCCTGTGGGTATGTTGGCAAATACCCCATCACCAAATACCAGGTCAACTTGATCGTTTGCCCGTGTATTAACCTGGTACACATTTCTATTGGCAGTTTGATTGTAAATCACATTGGTTCCAGCAACTGCCGATACCTGTGTCCACGACTGGCTTGCCACTCCCTGAGCAGTGACACCATACAACCAAGTATCTGTGTTGTTTATGTTGTTGAAATTTATAGCCACTGACCTGTTGGGAATTGCATCGCTGAGACTAAAATCAATCTTGTTTAAGGCTCCTTGCTTGAAGAATACAAAGAATCCGGTATTGTTACTGTTGTTGCCCAGGTTGTCGTTTCTATACAGTATATTGAAAATACTACGGGGTATAGGAGCCGGTTCGTATACATAACTTTTGCCAGATGTATTGGCACTCACTGCTTCAAAGGAAACAGTACGATTTTCCACAGTTGAACTAAAGCTGTAAACTGGTGTTTGATTTGGCACAATACTGATGCCGTAGGCATCAGTTTGAATATTATTAATAATATCTGTACTACCAGGCTTGCCAACGACCTGTGTATTAACCAGTGTGGCATTTAGTACAGCAGTCATTTGCTCATACCAATTTTCGTTTGAGCTGTCGTTCCAGTTGATGATCAAGTTGGTTAAATCTGACCCATTGCTGTCAAATACCTGCTCGGTGGTACTGATATTGTCTATCTTTAGATATCCTTCGGCGGCAACATTGCGCTTGGGACTGTAGCCTACTAGGCGGCTTAATTTAAACACACTGTCTTGGCGCTGTGCTGTATCAATAAAGTTTTCGCGGGCATTTAGGTCTGCACGGAATGCCAGGCTCTGCCCCATAAAGGCAATCAAGTCAATCAGAGCAATGTATTCACTCGAGTCAGTAAAATCGTTAAAATCTTCAGGGTATGTGGTACGCAAGTAATCAATCATGGTCTTGCGTAGGGTTTCAAAATCGTAACTGGTAAAATCAGCTGATTGGAATGTCTGATAGATCTTGGTCCAGTCCTGTTGGACTAAGAGATTAGTTTGACGAGTGGTTAAAGCCATAGATATACCTTGTTCTAGTATTTATTCATATACAAAAACGGCTTATATTAAGCGTAGGTAATTTGTTGAGCTTGATTATCAAAATTCATCAACAGCACATCACTTTGATTATTGTTAACATAGGTCAAATCTATTATAATTTGTAAGCCATGTTCTAGTTCGTTCACAGTGACATCGTTGACATTTACTCTGGGATCGTAGTTGATAATATCTGTAATATCAGTTACCATGGCAGTTTTAAGCTCGTTGGTCATGGGCTCAAACAACATACCCCAAATAATTGTTCCAAAATTTGGATTCATGAGTTTTTCACCCTTGCGTATATTGAAGTGATTGATCAAGTCTTGTTTGATCAGGGCCGCATCTGTGGCTCTAAATTTCTTAGTTTGTCCTTGTGTGCTGAATCCGCGATATATTGCCATACTGTATTTACCCTACAAATTGTATGTGTACTGGGTCATTGACCGGGAAAGGATAGCCAAAGTTATATTTTTCCAATAAACCAAGTTGATTTAGCTTGTTAATATCTGCCTTGGCAACATCAAAAGCAACTTTTCGCAGGTGCGGACTGCTCGGAGCAGGTTTACTAGGCATATAGAATCCGCCTGCACTTGGATTTTCTTTTGTTCCACCTGCGGAAACCCAAGCATTGTATATTGCTGTTTGTTCTTCTAAAGATCTGTACGAACTGTTTATAGTAATTTTCTTGCTGGTTTGATCAAAATAATCCTTGGCCATCAGTTCCATTGCAGTTCTAACATCAGCTGGCATCTGTTTGTAATGTGCAAAATCGCCCGATCCTGAAGTAAATGTCATCACTGTTGTGGGGTCTACACCCGACTCTGTTCCGTAGTCTGCGCCTGGGCCTGCAGACCCCACAGGGGCAGTTGATGTGGCTGCAGGTGCTTGGCTCAATATGTCTATGGCATATCGTCCTTGATTGTAGTTATTAACTGGAGATACACCTGCATTGTCTTTGCCTGTGTTTTGTTTACGCCACTGTGCGGCTGCCAAAACCATTGCATTAACATCGCTGCCAAATACCTGTGTTTGTTCTCTGAAGAAGTAAGCAACATTGATCATGCCTGCGGCAACGCAAATACTATCTCCAAAGTCAATTCCACGGGGACTGCTTGTGGTTAATTTTTTATACGCATCTTGTATAAAACTAAACATGCATTCGTCTTGTGCTGTTGAGTTTCCCAAGAAGCTGTCAATAGTGGCTATTCCGCCCTTGCCGGTCCAGGCATTGGCCTTGGTAATTGCGTCTTGTCCGTACTGTTTTAAATAGTCAGGTTTAATAAATCCATATTCGGATAATATCACAGCATTTACTGCATAACGCCCAATTCTGAATTGAGTTTTGTATTGCGGATTACTATCACTTTCTGCAAATGCCATTTGTACCGCTAGTGACTTGACCTGTGGGGTGGTTAGTCCCGGAATGGCATTTGCATCGCCAAGAGTGCCACGCCCTTCCAACGAAAAGTCTGGACTTGGAGCATCTGATTTTTTCATAAACTCTGCAGGTGCTTGTTTCACCACAGTCTGTCCCGCGGCAGCTTTGATTCCTAGATCAGAATCATAACTACCTGTTTTGATAGCATTGCCTGATCCATCAGTTATTACACTACCATCACTGGATTTAACTGCATCTTGATCTTTACGCAGCCAGGCCCATTGTTCTTTTAATTTTGCTTTGCATTCGGCAGCAGTGGCTTTGGCTGAGTTTGTTCCTTGGCCATCATATGCACCTCGACCTGTTCGTGGATCTTGTACTGATGCCCATTGTGCCGCGGCTGCAATACATGCCTGTTGCAATGCGGCTTCGTCATTTTGATTTCCACTCCGAAGGTAGCTGGCCATACCTGCTCTACACAATATTTTAACAAACAGCATGTCTTGAAAATCAACAGTAAATTTTTGTGTAGTAGGTACATTTAATTTTTTTACTGCATCGCTGAGAGTTGTTGGGATACATTGGTACTTACCAACAGCAAATAATCGTTTATACGGATCTGATTCGTTATCCTTGCTCTTAGATAAAATTTCTGCAATAGACATATCAACCAGATTAATTGTTTCTCCGCCAATTGATCCTGTTCCTCTTGGTGGACTAGAACCTCGATTAAACGCATTATA